CGATCAGGTCGGTTTTCAGGAAACGATCCTGCGGTATGCTGGCCGTCTTGAGCCAGTCGCGCATGGCACCCCACATCTCGGCACGCTTGTTGCCCCACATCAGTTGGTTCTTTGACTTACTGCCGAAGTTGACGCCGCGTATCTTGTACCGCTGCTCCTTGAGCCGGTCAACAATGCCTGCGCCTAGCCCACCCTCGTCGATGACGGTCAGCGCTGGCTTGTATTGCTCGATGGCGTCGATGACGTGCCCAACCACTTCCATCGTGTCTGCGCCTCGCAGGCGGCGTATCTCGACGATGTCGCGGCCCTGCCGCACGGCGATGACGGTGGCGTCCGACCCAAAGCGCGCCGGGTCGACACCGATGGCGATGGGCGCGGTCTCGTCCTTGTGCTTGGGCCGGCTCATCGCGTCGTCGACGACATTGACCGCGATGAACTGATCGTCGCCTTCCGACGGGAACTGACCGTAGACCTCGACATTGGCTTGGTAGCTGTCGGAGCCATACTCGTCGATTATGCGCTGGTACAGGTTCTTGTCTGTACCCTCGACCTCACGCGCGTCGATGTTGCGCGTGCGCCAGAACGCCCGCTTGGAGTGGAACGTCTCGTAGAAATACCCCGTGTTGCGACGCGGGTTGGAAAAGGCGACGTGAAAGCGGTTTGGCGTGTTCTCGGTAAAGAAACCATCCGCGACCGACCAGATGCTGTCAGGGATACCGCTGGCCTCGTCGAACACCAGCATGACACCGTCTTCATTGTGCAACCCTGCGTATGCGTCTGGATTTTCTTCCGACCATAACCGGCCTTCACAAGACCAGTATCTTGTACCTTTGCGAAGTTCTTTTTCGACTATTTCTGTGAGCCATTTAGCCGGCATGATACGCGTAGCTGCTATCTCAAACCAATGGCTGTTGAGCGACATGGCTAACCATTTTGTGATTTCGGCCCAAGTTACAGACCGTAGCTGCGCTTCAGAGTTAGCCGACACAATCACAGACCCGCCAATGCGGGTGGTTAACATCCATATCACCAACCAGCTAACCAGCGCGGATTTACCGATCCCACGGCCGGACGCTACTGCCTCTCGAAAGGTATTAAAGTCGATCTTCCCTTTGTTGTGCGCGATGTAATCCCGGATGTCGGTAAGTATCTCTCGCTGCCATTTGCGAGGGCCGACATGATTTGCCAAAGGCGTGCCCGGCTCCCCCCAAGGAAACGCAAGAAGAACAAAAGCTAAAGGGTCGTCTTTTATCTGCGGCGTCCACAGCCGGGTCATCAATTCGGTTTCATCGGCAGCGGAATATCTAGGTGTCTGCATAGGTGGTCCTAAAAGGATATAGCTTACGTTCGGCGTCGGCGCGTGCCGTTATAGCTGCTTCTTTTGTCGTGTGCATACCCAAACTAACACATTTTCCGCCGGTGTGTATGCGCGCTTGCCAGCGGTTGTGCGCTTTGTTCCAAGATACGCCGGTTACGCCTGACTGTGAATTGCGCTGCACGCGTCGGTTTTGGTTGTTTTCGTGCTGGTCCGCTTCGCGCAAGTTTGCGATGCGGTTATCGCCGGGCGTTTGGTTTATGTGGTCTAAGTTTTTAGCAGGCCATACCCCATAGCAGTATAGCCATGCCAGCCGGTGCGCTTTGTACAGCGTTTCATCTAAGCGAATTACAATATACCCGTAGCGGTCGCGGCAACCAGCTATGCTACCTTTGGGCGCGCGGTTAGACCGGCGTATGCGCCAGCGAAACTCGCCGGTATCGGGGTCATATTTCAGTAGTTTTTTGAGGCGTTTTTGCGTAATTGTCGTCATAGTCTCTCGCAACTCCTACTTGCGTGGTGATTAGGGGGTTAGAGGGCGTTGGCGCGCTCTCTACCTCTGTATAGATGGCATCTATAACACGTTGTTGTGCTTTTTCCAAAGCAGCAATTACGCTGATTTGGCCATCAACCGAAACTTCCACAGCTTGTTTACTGACCCACCCATGCTGGTGCTTGAGGATGTTCAGCGCTGCCGTGGCGTCGCCCTGCTGGGCTGCGGTGTGCAGCGTTCGCGCAGCGAACCACTCGCCGTCAGCGCGGCCCTTCATCTCGGCCATCTCCACCAGCGGGTCGAACTCGGCCAGTCGGCGATACTGCGCCGGGGTCAGGCCAGCGCGCAGCGCGAGGCTGTCGCCCTTGAGGCCATATTTGGCAGCTTCATAAATTGCTTCCAGACGCGCCTCGGTGGCTTCGACGCGCTCTGGCGTGAACGGCAGTGAGTAGAAGGTCATGGCTGCACAATAATTGATGTGACGCCGTTTTGCAAAAATAAAAATTTGTTTCGCATAAAACCAAAAAATAAAAATTGTTTGCGGACCGTGCCAGTCACAGTCACGCACCGCTCGGCCCTGCCTACCCCCCTCCAGCCAGCCGTCCGGCGCGAAACAAAAACGGTAGCGAAATTCTGCGTGACCTTTCCAATGGGCAGTTTGGGTCATCGTCGATCAGGTCCATTTGCTAGCCGGCGGCGCGCGCACCAAACACCAACGATCGACCGGGGACTGTCGGCGATCGTCGATCGACCGGGGACAGTCGACGATCGACCGGACATAAGTTATCCACAGATTTATTTATGGGCAGTTTGGGCAGTCGGAAAACAAGTCGGTTTTCGACTTTCAAACTGACTGCCCAAATTGCCCATCGGTTGATTGCGCGGGGCGCGATGATCGAGGGCTATGGGTCATTTGGGCAGTTTGGGTCATCGGTTTTCAGTTGCGCTGAAATACGCTTATTGCGAACCATTCTCAATAAGAAAACTTTTTTAATTTTTCTTCAAACCGATGACCCAAACTGCCCAAGGGTAGAAAATCCCCCGGTCGACTGCGCCTCTCGCATGGGTCATGTTGGCCGCGCTAACTACCCTAACGAACTGCCCTGAACTGCCCATCGTTGACCTTGTTACTTACACGCATGTCAGTAACGCAAGGTTGGAGGGCGAAAACATGGGCAATTCTAGGGCAGTTTAGGGCAGTTCTGACATAGGCCAGGGCAAAAGGAACAACACTAGAACAATACTAGAACCTTTTGAGACTTGAGGGTAAAAGGTGTTGGGCTACCCTCAAAAGCAAATCGCGCTGTATGAGGCTTAAAACGCGTTTTAGAGGGTAGTGCCGAAAAGCCACACTTTCATCCACCTGCGCAAACAAGCGAAACAAAAAGTGTTTGCCTCTACCCTCAATATATGTATCTTGGCGGCGACGGCGAGAGACGCCGCACACACAGGAGCAAACGACATGACCAACACGAACGACATCATCGCAACCGGCGGCTTCAACACTGGTCGCCAATATACGCAGCATGGCCAGCGCATTTTCTGGGCACAGCGCGCCGATGGCTGGCTGTTCTTTAACGACCTCGACCGCATGGTCAGCGGCTGGGTCGAGCGCACTGGTCCGATGGTTGCGGCTGGCAAGCCAGTCACGCCGACTTGGCTCATGGGCAAATATGACGCCGGCAAGTTCGATTTCTACGCACCCAACCAGACCGAGCGCAACCCCAGCGCGCCGACCGACTTCGATTATGGCGCCGCACTTCGCATCTAATCCCAACCACAGCGCGCAGCAGCTGCTGCGCGCACCACATCAAACAGGAGCAAACATCATGGCAAATTCACTCTCACAATACGCAACAGCCGGCGAAGCGCGCGTTGCCCGCAAACTGATCCGCGCAGCACTCGCCGAAGGCTGGACGATCAGCGTCAATGACGGCGAAGAAACCACCGTCAGCCGGTCCAGCCGCGAACGCGAAATCCTCGACGCGATGGCGACCACGGGCGGCGACATCATCACGATCCACCTGCCAGCGCGCGGCAAGTCAGGCGGGTCGTTTTATCTGGTCTATGGCAACGACGAAAGCGGCGAAGAGTTGATTGCCGACCACACCGACAACGAAAACTGTCAGCGCCTCTCTGACGCTGTTTACGGAAGGAACGCATAACATGCCACTGGAAGCCTTTATCGCAATCGCCATCATTCTCGCCATGATACCCGCAACGCTCGCCGACCGGCGCGACAACAACCGCAAGTAAACTAAACGAAAGGAAACTACACCATGACGACTATCACTATCGAAACCGCGAAACTTAAAGCTGCGCTTATCTGCGCGTCAAACGATCAAATCCGCTACTACATCAACGGCGTTTATGTGGATCCGCGCGGCTATATCGTATCAACCGACGGACACCGCCTATTCTGCGCACGGATCGACCTGTCAGGCGTTCCAGCGTTTGACGGGTGGATCATGCCGCGCGACGCTATCAAGCGCGCGCTGACTGGCTATAAGCTCGATACGATCGACATTGCACCCGATCGGATCGGTGACATTGCGTGCCGATCGGTTGACGGGACTTTCCCGCAATGGGAACGCGTTTTGCCTTCGCACGACCTGTCTGGCGAAATTGCACAATTCAATTCGGCCTATGTTGCCGACCTAGGCGAAATCGGCCGCATATTGACCGGCAAGCGCAAAGCCGACGCCGGCTTGACCGCGCATATACACCACAACGGCCAAGCGCCGGCCGGCGTTACCTTCCCCGACTGCAAAGACGCGTTTGCGGTGCTTATGCCGATCCGGTCAAATCATATCGACCCGACAAGCGCGTGGACCGACCTGCGCAAGGCCGCACCAACTATCTAGCACCACCGGACGGCGGAGCGATCCGCCGCGAGGATGGCGCTAGTGCCAACAACACCAATAGGAGCAAATCAAATGACACAGACCACGCTAACAGACACCGCGCGCGAACTTCACCTTTATATGGTCAACTGCGCGGACGCATGGCGCCAAGCGGAGCATGTGTTCCGCAACTACGAGCGCAAGCGCGCGAAAGGCATTTACGACCCCTATAAGGCGCGCGCGGGGCTGCGCTACGCTGTTGAGGCGGCGGCTAAACTCTATGTGCGCGACCACTGCGACGCGCTCACGCATTGGTATGACGTGTTTCCGGCCGCGGTGCGCCGCGAAGTCGCCGACGCCATCATGACCGACGCCGAACACGAATGGAGCGTCGGCAACTTTTGGAGCATTGCAGCATGAGCGCGCGCTTCACGCAGAACACGCACGTCAACGCCACCACCGACGAACTGCGCACCGAATTGATCGACGACGACATTGACAGCCTGACGCTTGACCAGATCGACGAGATCGTCACCGCTTGTTGGTCTGACTTCCAAACTATCGCGCGGCGTTATCTAGCCGCCCGATACGCCAATGACGGCGACGTATGGGACGAGGCCACCGACCGCGGCTATTTCACTTCAGACCATGATGACTAAACGAAAGGACACTACACGATGACAAGCACACTAACCCGCGAATATATCGCCCGCGGCAATGCCGTTTTCGCGCGCTATCCCGACAAGACCGGCGAGACGCTGTTTTTTGTCGGTGAATATGACACCCCCGCCACCGCGCAAGCTGTAGCCGAAGCCGACAATCAATACTGGCAAAAGCTGACGCTCAACCGCGTATCAACTGACCATCTGACCAAGTTTTTCGACTGACAACAGGAGCCTAAGACATGACAAGCACCACCCTGACCCGCGACCGCAATTATTATCGCATGTGCGACAATGACGACCTGATAAATATGGGCCGCGACAGCATGGATGAACTTTGCATAGCACTGGCTGAACGGCTGGCAGAGATAACAGACCTTGAAGACGAACGCGACACGCTGCGCGATGCACTGGACAATGCGCGCGAGCAAATCGACCACCTGCGCGATGCACTGGACGAGGCAAAGGATGAAATCGAACGCTTAGACGCTGTCATAAACGACGCGAATTTAGGATGATCGGCTTTCTCGCCTTATTCTCGCTTGGGGTGATCGTGATCGCCGCCATATTAGAGGACTGAACGACATGATAAACGCAATCGACGAGATGACTATTCTCAAGGACGCCGCTGAAGCCCTACAGGAGCATGATCGGCAACGCCAAGCCCTCCGAGCCTCAGAGGACGCCTTGCGCGCCTTGTGCAGGCGCTGGGGCGACGCTGCCGGCCTATGGGGTGTGTCACCCACCCACCTGCGCCGCGCATGTGAAGCGCGCGGCCTACTGAACGAAGGGAAAGGATCATGAACCTGCTATACCGAATGATCTGCTTAGGCTTTTTTATATTTTGGCTGAACACGGCAGCGGCGATTAACGAACCAATATACCACCTTTGCGCGGCGCTATGGCTTGCCGCGCTTATCATTCTTTTAGATAAGGATACCCCCCGCAATGTCTGACTTTGTAGAATGGAACCCGAAAC